CCTCTATGGCACGTCCTCATAAGTTGAAACCAGTACAAACAGTAGAAGAAAGAAAAGAAATATTACGTGCTATTAAATATGTTGATGATGTGGTAGTATATCAAGCAGAGGATACTTTTTTATCTTATCTTAAGGACTATGAAATTCGTTTTCTTGGTACAGATTACATGGACGGTAGCTATACTGGTCGTGATATTGCCATTGATGTTGTCTGGTTGAATAGAAATCATGGATATTCAACTACTAAGTTGAAAGAAAATATTTACCAATCACTTGAAAGCCATCTTGAAGAAATGGAAGGAGTATTATGATTACATCATTAGTAACAGGTGGTGCAGGTTTTATTGGTTCTAATTTAGTAGATTACCTATTAGATCAAGGACACTCTGTTGTTTGTCTTGATAATGAGAGTGCAGATAATGAGAAGTTTCATTGGCCTCTTGAGAATGGACAAGCAATTAATGTTAAAGGAGACATAACTGATTATAGGTTTATGAAGAATGTATTCACTGGTGTGGATTATGTTTTTCATTTAGCAGCAGAGTCAAGACTTCAACCTGCCATTGAGAATCCTATTAGAGCAGTGAGTAAGAACTGTGTAGGTACTACTGTTATGCTACAGTGTGCTAGAGAAGCAGGAGTTAAGAGATTTATTTACTCATCTACTTCTTCTGGATATGGTAATAATCCTTATCCTAATGTGGAGACACAACCAGATGATTCTTTAAATCCTTATTCAGCATCTAAGGTTGCTGCAGAAAAGTTTTGCAAAATGTATACAGATTTGTATGGATTAGAGACAGTTGTCTTAAGGTATTTCAATGTCTTTGGTGAAAGATCCCCTACACGAGGTCAGTATGCTCCTGTAATAGGTATTTTTCAACGCCAGAGGGATGCAGGACAACCATTAACAATCGTTGGTGATGGATCACAGAGAAGAGACTTTGTATATGTTAAAGATGTAGCAAGGGCAAATTATCTTGCATCTATTATGCCACTTAAAGGGCGTGCTGGTGAGGTATTTAATGTAGGAAGTGGTAAGTGCTATACTGTTCAAGAGATTGCTGATGCTATCTCTGATAATCAAACTTATATTCCAAAGAGAACTGGAGAAATGGATACAACCTTTGCTAATATAGATAAGATTGGCGACGTTATAGGATGGAAACCGGAGGTAGATGTAATTGACTGGATCCATGGACAAGAATAAAGCTGCTTTTAAACTAAGGGGTTTTGGTCCTGTATATTGCATTAATCTGGATGAACAACCAGAGAGATGGGAATATATGGAGAACCAATTTAAGTATTGGGAACTCTCTAACTATGAAAGAATCTCTGCTTATGATGGCAGAGAAGATGATTTAGGACATATTCTTAAGGGAAGGTATCCTGATAATATGTCTTCTGGTGAGATAGGATGTACTACTTCTCATCTTAAAGCAATAAAGCATTGGATGGAAACATCTGATAGTCCTTATGCTGTGATGATGGAAGATGATTGTGATCTCGATGTAGTAAGATTTTGGAACTTTAGTTGGTCAGATCTTTATGCACGTCTTCCTTATGATTGGGATGTGGTTCAGATTGCTATTATCTGTACGGGAGATGTTCATATCAAAATTCATAAGAGATTTGTAAATGAGTTTTCTACTGCTTGTTATATTATTAATAGGCATCATGCAGAAAAACTTATTAGACTTCATTGTAGGGGTGACAAGTATAAGTTGGATCAAGGTGTTAAACCACGTCCAGTTGCAGATGATTTGATTTATAATTCAGGCAATACTTATTCTCTTCCTCTTCTTTTATATAAATTGGAGATGGGTTCTGCTATTCATCCAGAACATTTGGATATTTTTCATAAAGGAAATTTAGAAGCACAGTTTAATTTCTGGAGTCAACGTGGTGCACAGATGGGTGTTGAAGAGATGACAGACTATGATCCATATCTAGGAAGAGTTAGTGAAAGTTCTGCTCAACCACCCCAGGAGTAGTGTTGACAGAAAAATTAATATGAAGTATACTTAAACTGTCACATTCACAGTGTGACAGTTGTATAAATAACTTTACATAACAAAGGACTCGAAAGATCGTAACCCTGCGTAGTATGTACACAGTCCCATGTCGAGGGACTTATCATCCGCAGGATTTTTTATTCTTGCGAGACACTTCTAAAGAAAAATGTTTAAACCTTTAATCGCAGCTGTTGCAGCTGCTCCTCTATTCGCTGGTGCTGCTTTTGCAGGTCCTTACGTTAACGTAGAAGCTAATGCTTCCTACCCAGATGGCGAATATACAACTGCTACAACTGATCTTCATATTGGTTACGAAGGTTCCATCAGCGAGACTGCTGATTTCTATGCTCAGGTTGGCCCTGGATTCATTCATACTGATTCCACTGACGACACCGAGACTGAAATCTCAGGTAAGGTTGGTGTAACTGTCGCTGCTACTGACTCCCTTGGAGTTTATGGCGAATTGGCTGGTATCACTGGTGAGGATTCCTCCGGTGATGACATCGTTGATTGGTCTGCTAAGCTTGGTGCTAAGTACACCTTCTGATTTGATCAGTAAAACCACATAACTAGAGGAGGGGGTTTCACCCCTCCTTTTTTTATGTTATAATTCTTCTATGAAAAGAACTCCTGGAGAAATAATTACTCATCCTTTATGGATGCTCCCAGTCATGCTGATAGGTATGTTTGCATTCATTGAGGGTCTTCATACCGCTGCTCATTTGCATGGGAATTTGGATGTTCATGGGATTTGCAGACAAAATAAGGAATATATTGAAATGGTAGAACAAGAAAATGACGATTGGTAAGTTAGGACACGTTGCTGTTAGAGTAAAGGATATGGATAGGGCAGTCTCCTATTACATGTCACTAGGATTTAATTGTGAATGGGAGAGTGAGGATTGGTCTTACTTTGAGGAAGGTATAGCATTACTAGGACCAGGATATAACAGAGCAGACCCTCACTTTGCTATGAATGTAGAGAATGAAGATGAGATGGATGAGATAAGGGATAAACTTATAGGTATGGGATATGAGTGTGCAGAACCATACAAGCATAGGGATGGCACTGTTTCTTTTTATACCAGAGATCCAGAAGGTAATCAATTGGAGTTTATTTGTTAGGAAATAGGTATAAATACTTGACATAAATTTAATATTTGCTATATAATTATGTAATGTTTCTTAACAAACAAAACATATGACTTCTTCTTCTAACGTTATCACCGAAGACGGTGGACGCCAGAACATGTATGCCAAGGAACCTCAAGTAGAGGTTATTGATGTGGATCAAAGTAAAGCTGCAGAACTAGCTAATGGTCGTTGGGCCATGATTGGTTTTGTTGCTGCCATTGGTGCCTATGTTACAACTGGTCAAATCATACCTGGCATATTTTAAACAATGATAGGTCTCTTTCTATCGCTCATTTCTAACCCTTTAATCTAAGAAAAGAACTATGGACAATTCAACAAATTTAGAAATCTGGCAGAGGTCCAATGGACGTGCTGCAATGATAGGATTCTGGTTTATAACCCTTTCCTACCTGTTCACTGGCCACCTTATTCCAGGAGTATTCTAATGGACAAAGATAATAATCAACCAAATTTTAAATTAGCAGAAATGTGGAACGGTGCAGCAGCCCTTATAGGTTGCACAGCAGCATTCGTTTCATATGGATTCACTGGACACCTTATTCCAGGTATCCTTTGATGACTACTATGTCACTTAAGAAGAGCTCTAACCCTCAGTGGTTATGGGCTCTTTCTGATATAGGTATAACTTGGGCTGCAGTTATGACTGGATTGGAATTCCATTACCAGTATCTTCACAACCCTGCATTCCATATCTTTTTTCAATCACAGGGTATCTTTTTATTTTGATACCCTTATAAATCTTAACAAATCTAAATAATTACTCATATCTTTTACCAGGAATCCTTAATGTCTGAAACTCAGATGGCTTTGTTATTTCCATATATTCCTTTTTTAGGTCTTCTACTTGCTTTTCTTTTTGTAGATCTAATGAATGGGAATGATGACGACGATGATCAGGATGGAGGTAAGGGAATAAGGGTAATGCAACCTGTTCCTGTTACCGTTCCCGCTGGTGCTTAAAGATGTATCAAATCCTTTTCTTGGCAGCTACTGCTGCTTATGTCTATTTTGATGGAGCTCAATTAGTTCTTCGATGATGGATATACTTAATCAAGTTTTGGTAACTATTCCACCAGGATATACCGGTTTGGTGGAATTTTTTGGTATGCTTACAATAGGGGTTGCGGCAGGATCTTTGGGTGTGTTATAATAAATACATTGACTTGTAAGGAATTACTATGGCATCTTATCAAGTAACTCTAAAAGAAACTGACGGCACAGAACATACTTTTGAATGTGCTGATGATAAGTATATCTTAGACCAGGCAGAAGAGGAAGGTGTTGATGCACCCTTTTCATGTAGAGCAGGAGCATGTTCTACTTGTGCCGGTAAGATTTTGGAAGGAACTGTAGATCAAGAAGATCAGTCTTTCCTAGATGAAGATCAACTAGAAGCAGGATTTGTTCTTACTTGTGTTGCGTATCCTACTTCAGACGTTACAATAGAATTAGGACAAGAAGAGAACCTTTATTAATAAATAGCCTTGCGTTGCAGTGCTAGAATGTCTGAAGCAGTCCAGAAGGAAGAAGAAAAGAAGGATGGAAAAAAGAAAGGTGCCTTTGGTAAGATAAAGGATGCCATCCTTCCTGATCAAGATGAGCAAGCTGCCATCTTGTCTAGCATGGTCCGACTGGGAGTTTTGGTGTGGTCTGGGGGAATATTAACATTAAATTATGTTGCTATACCAGGTGTACCACAACAAAAAATAGATCCGACTTTTATAGCTTCGGTTTTTACCGGAGTTCTTGCTAGCTTTGGAATTCAGACAGCATCTAAGAAAGGTGATGGGACAATGAAGATGGAGAAGGGTGGTGGATCTGGTCCTAATGGTCAGATTTCTAAAGCAGATATGGAGAAGTTGATTGAGAAAGCAACTCAAGCAGCACCTTCTCAGACAATTAGAATTGAGCAAGCACCTTTAATAGTAAAAGCATCGGGAGAACCACCTAAAGGATAATTAGATGAGGTAGATTATGACTAAGTGGATAGGAATTAGTTTAGGAAGTTTGATTGGAATATCTCATATTGCTATGATTGGTTTGCTTGCTAATCGTACTAATTTTCCTGCACTTCCTGTTGGGCAATATACTTCTTATACTGTAGAGTCTGGGAAGAGTGGATATAGAATTAACTATCGTGCTAATGATCCTCTAGTGATGGGGGTTAGAAAGAATGTCGAAAGACCTGGTGGCTTTCTGGGGTTTGGTAAAACCAAATCCCACTTTGAAGAACAGTACACGATGGAGGGGTCTAAACACTTGGATGGTGACCCCAACCCAAAGATTAGTGCCGCCCAAGTCAAGTGTATTGAGGCGGCAGGAGGAGGAAAACAAACAGGAAGAATTGTCGGCGGCGGGATTGGTGCTAGTGTTGGTACTAGTCTTGCCTCTGTGCCTTATGTTGGCTGGGTGCTTGCTGGTGCTGCTACGATGATGGGAATGAATCAGGGAGCAGAGATTGGTGGTCAAATGGCAACAGATTTTGCAGATTGTGATCCACAAGAATAAATATTAGAGTAGGAGATGAACAACTATGACTACTAAAGAACATCTTTTCATAGATCCAAAGGACCATAAGGAACATGTCAATCATGATATGTTACAGTACTCTGAAGAAGATTTGAAGATTCATCACAATGAAGATATAGAGTACTATCATAAAGATGATGAAGTTCTGCCCAATGATGGTGCTATTAATGATTGGCATACCAGACATCATGATTCAAAACTAGAGGATTTTTGTGATAATCATCCAGATGCTTTTGAATGTAGAGTTTACGACGAATGATGAGAAAGATTCTTAGATGGATTAGAAGATGGCTAGATATAAATGAACCCCAACCCTGGAAAGATGAATAAGGTTAAAGGAGCATTCGACAAGGTAGTTGAATGGGATAAGGCACTTATTAAAAAGTGTCAAGACAAATGGAATCTTACAGACTATCAAGTAGTTTGCATTTCATTTGCTAAAGGATTTGTTATTGGAGCAATATTGTTGTAATGGCTATTAGATTACCTGCATGGTTTAGAAAAGAAGTTAAGAAAATTGTCAGAGAGGCCATGGATGAATGGACTGCTGATTGTCAGTACCTTACCCAAGATAGGGGTGAAGGAACTTATTATTGTTCTAAACCAGATTGTGAAGGTGTGAGGTTCCCAGATGGAACTCAATGATTCTAATATATTAGAAGTTCTTCATGAACTAATGCCTTACATCGAAGCAGATGGTGGGTGGTTAGAGTATGTGGAGACAGAAGAAGGGTATGTTAAAGTAAGACTTGGTGGTGCTTGTTCTACTTGTGCTATGAGTTCTCAGACTTTAAAGCAGGGTATAGAGAAGAAGTTAATGATGGAAATACCTGAGGTTAAAGGAGTTATTCAGGTATTGTGAGTTTATGTATTTTGTAAGTAGTGTGGTAGGTGAAAGTAAAACTAGGTATAATGTGACGGGATGGTATTCTTTTATGGAAAGTAAAGAAGATAAAAATAATTTATTTAAGGACCCAAGTCCTTTAGAGTATCCTAGTTTTTATAGACCTGGTATGGGTACAGAAAACGTGGGTGGTTTTCTGAGATCTATGGTAATGATGTTAAGGCCAAAGAGAATATTAGAGATTGGCGCAGGTTATACTACACCTTTTTTGCTTGAAGGATTAATAAACAATGAAAGGGTTTTTGATGATGGTAATTTAACTGAGTCTTATTTCAAAGATTATACTTATGATGGAAAGTTGGTGGTTATAGATAATCAGTCTTTAGGTGAATTGACAAAGGTTGATGGAATGAAACATATAATAGATTCAAAGTATACAGAATTTATTGAAGGTAACTTTGAGGGAAAAGCAAAAGAATTGTATGAAACATATGGTGAGTTTGATTTTGTGTGGTTTGATTGTGGAGGACCTCCTGAGTATGAGAGATTCATACAAGAATATTGGGAGTATTGTTCTCAATATATTTTCTTTCATTTTACTTATTCTGAGGGGAATCCCAATGATCTGCATAAAATCATTCATGATAATATAAAGGGTGATCCTGTAATACTGGATATTGTTGAACCACACAAGAAGAGACAAGGAAGCATCACATTAGTCAAGAAAGCCTAACACAGTCTGGAAACACACATAATAATAGTTAATAATACTCATAAGAAAAATAAATATTGGTATACTAAGCGAGCCCACGGCTACAAATCGTGTCTCATTACACAGTCCAATATCTAGACGAAACACAGCATCATCAAAGCATTTGTGAATATGCAGAGGATGCTTTCTCAGCAAGAAATCAAGCAGTACAAGACGTACCATATCTACATTCTCATCCAAATAAAATAGATGCTATAATGAATGAAGGTTCATTATTCAGTGCTATAAGATGAAAACATTTATACAGACTTTGTGGGTAGCATTAATTGCTGCCGCAGTTCTTTTCATGCCGCAAATGGCATACTCTGCTGAGATTGAAATGGGATCTGGTGGCAATCTAATTTTTAGTCCTAATGAAGTTAGCATTTCTGCTGGTGAATCAGTTACTTTTGTTAATGGAGACCTTCCTCCTCATAACTTGGTATTTAATGAATACCCAGCATTATCTCATCCAGATTTAGCATTCGTTACAGGTGAAAGTTTTACAGTTACCTTTGATAATCCAGGGGAATATGAGTTTCAATGCGAACCTCATGCTGGTGCTGGTATGAAAGGAGTCATTCACGTAACTTAAAATGGAAGAAGTAGTCCAGAGCGTCAACATTATGATCGGAATTCTCCTAGGTGGTGTATCATGGTCAATTTACTATATACTAAGGATAGCTTATCTTGAAATGATACCTGGTGATGAATTACAAGATCATAGAGGAGATGAAGATGGAAGAAATGAATTTGGATACAACCCAGGAAATTAGGATTGTTGTATTACAAAACAAAGTAGAACGCCTAGAAGAAAAGCAAGTAGAATTACTTGATAGACTTCGTACTGTAGAAAAATGGGTGGCTGGAGCTGCTGCTATTATTGCAGCTGCTTCTACCATTGCTGGTCTTGGAGTAGCATTAATTAAATGAGCGACAAGACATTGAAAGATTTAAAGGTTGATGCACACATAGCAGTGTTGCATACTAAAGTAGATGCTCTTATAGAGAAACAAAAAGAACTCACTGGTAGAGTACGTGCCAATGAGAAAGTAGTTGCTGCTATTGGTTTGTTAGGATCAATAGCAGTTGCTTTTATTGGCGCAGGTTATTTTGCTCCTAAAGCAGATGCATCTGACGCAGTGGTTCCTTCGTATAATGATGAAGACGGAGTTGTTGTTGTTCAATCTGATCCTATTCCAGGAACACCACTTGGTGTTCCGAGGTCGAGGTATCCTGAATACTTAGAACCCAGAGGTCCTCAACCTTATCCAGGTATGTTAAGTGGTCCTGCAGCAGGTGCTAATGAATGGATTAGTAAGATGAGGCAGTGGGAACTGGAACAAAATATGAGAGATCCTGAGTTTGATATAAATAGTGCACTTGCAGAATATTTCAATGGGAGCGATGACCCCACCGAGCAGGAAGAGCTGCTACAATTTCCGAGTGATAAAAGTGGACAAAGTATTGGATGGCGATACGATTGATGTCACTATTGATCTAGGATTTGATCTTTATAAAAAAGAAAGAGTTAGGGTGGCGGGAGTTGATACCCCAGAGAAACGTACACGCAATTTAGAAGAAAAAGAACTAGGAATCGATGCAACCAACTGGCTCAAGAAGGAACTGGAAGATGTTCTGTCTGGCGATGATGAGCTCATTGTTCGTACTGAGCTTCATGGCGGCGTTGGGAAGTATGGTAGGCTTCTTGGGTGGTTATACGTGGGGGACGAAACAGTGTCTCTCAACGAACAAATGATTACACAAGGATATGCTCATGCATATGATGGAGGAACCAAGGACATGAACCTTGAGGCACTTCGTGAAATTCGTAGATCACATGGTACATTAATTGAGGATTAATTCAATGGAAAAAGTTTTAAAAGCAGGTTTAGAAGCAGCAGGTCCAGCAGCACAGGTTGTTGAAGTACAGCAGGCTGTTCAAGAAGTAGTAGAACCCCCTAACAATAATTTGCGTGATGCAGGTATTGTAGTGGGAGTAATAGTGCTTGCTGCTATTTGTGCTAAATTATATAAGTGTACATCTAAGAAGTAAAATGGCAGCACTAACAAAAGGATTTAACGGAGGTCTATGGGCATTCCGTTTAGTATTTGCAGTAGTGGTAGCAGAACTTGCTATCGTTGGAGGCACAGTAGTTGGATGTTTTGCTGAGGACATCTGTAATGAAGCAGATACTCAAGCAATTAAAGAGACGATGCAAGGATTAGCAACAAAGAGTTTTGCCCTCTATGCTGCTGAGAAAGGTATCAAATCCAATAGTAAGAAAGAAGAAGAAGCATAGATGGACATACAAAAAATCGCCACCTACGGATCAGCAGCAGCAGTCGTTGGGACTGGTTCTATAGTAGGTGGTGGTCATATAATAGACGTTCAGACTGGTGGACCTGAGAAGAGACAAGAGGCACAGATAACTGAGCTTCGTATGGTAGTAAGAGAAGAAATTAAGAAAGCATTATGGGAAGCATGGCCAGAGAAGACTGGTGGTGTTAAGGGATTAAATACAAACCCTGACAAAGATTATAGGGAAAAAATTCCACCTACTAAATAGATTAGTTTTGTCAAGAATTAAAATGACCGCTCTGATTGATCCCAAAAAATATAGCGAGACTGTTGACCTATTGAGGTCATTTTTTTTGTCTAAAAATTTTCTTGAAGTCCATACACAGAATCGTTTAAGCATC